ATCATACATGCCTCTGAAACATTTGGTGGTACATGAGTCCATCCGCACCAATGTTCAACAGTATACAAATAGTCCTTTTTAAATGCTCCGTATGCAGAATCGTTAATTGTTGGAGGAACCATTCCGTTTGCTGTGTATACAATATTGTCTAATAGGTTTGTCCTATCTACAGTGATTCCATATTCTGTATCTGAAACTTTTATGGTGTATCCAAAATTATTTATATTTAACCCACGATCAATTACTACAACGCCATTTTCACGTAAAATATACCAATCAAAACATCTTGTTCTTAATGGCAGAGTGTCTGTTCCATTTCCGTATGCAGTTTCTTTAATGTATCTTTCGTCAAAAAATTGATTAGTATAAGCATCAATTAGTTTTCTTGCATATCTCTCTGCTATCTTCAATTCATTATATGATTTAAAGTTTGGGTCAGATACGTCTGTTCCAACATTGAGCCTATCAATGGCGTCTGGCATGTTGACATAGGGCCTTACAATATCCACCATTTGCTTATGGCTTGTTGCAACTCCGCCTATTGAATATTTCCATGTAATCTCTAAAATATTTCCCCAAAAACGAGCTGGAACTTCAGAACGTGGAACTATAATTTCATAGGTGCCAGCGTCTGAATCAAGCTTGGTTGCTGTATATACATTTGGGTTGCCAACCCATTGAGGGTTGCTTGTTCGGAATCTTCTAACTTCTGCAGTTACCGCACCGTCTGCGTCAGTTATTTCACCCGCCCAGTAAATTTTAGTTATTACTCTTGAGGCTTGATCTAAATATATTTCTGCCATTAACTTATGTTAACGTTTAGTTGTAGAAGTCTTGAACTTCCTTTGGTGTCGCTAAACGAAAACCCTCCTCTGTATCAAAGATTTTTTGAGCATCATCTTCAGACATTGCTATAAAAGGATGATCTTTTGTAAAGGTATATCCGTGGATATCGTATCTGTGATTATCTCTTGTCATTCTTACAAGCAGGGTATCTTCTGGTTGCGCTTTTGGATCAAACTTTGGAAGAATTTCAATTTCTTCTGTGTCTCTTTCAATTGCCTCTACCGTACTTTGATATACACTCCAGGTAACGCCTTCTTCTGCTAGAGCTGCAATAATGTCTTTTTTATTCTTTAGGCCTTCTGTATCAACTGCAAAATCTGTTGCAATTACTTTTAATTCAGCCACCTTTAATGTGTCAAACGACATATTTTATTTCTCCTTTTTCTAGGTCCTTTAATTATAGCATTGTTAAATTTAAATGAAAAGCCCCCAAAATTAATTGGGGGCCTTTCTGTAGTCTAATTCTTAATTAATTAAGAAGCAACCTTAACGTTCTTTACAACGACCCAAGCGTCTGCCTGCTCGATTTGAACGCCAACACGAGTATACATTGTGTACTCGATTGTGTCCTTGCGTGGCTGGAAGAAGCGGTAAACAGTTACATCACGCTTGATACCAATAACTACGTTATTTGGGAATGTCAAGTGGACGTCTCCGTGTGAACCTGATGGGCTTGCGTATGTACCTGTCTGTGTCTCAGGAAGCAATGGAACTTCAACGATTGGAATACCAAATGCGTATGGAGCTACATATCCTGCTGGACCTCCAAGAACAGGAACATCACCACGGATAATGCCAGAGGCAATATCTTGTGGAGTAACGTTCTGAATGTTCTGTGAGTTAGAGAACAAGTAATCTTGGATCAAGTTTGATCCAGAAAGGAAGCGAAGGTCTGTACGACGTTGCTTGTACTTACGTGGCATTGCCTTAAGAGCCTTGTTGAAGATCTCACGGGAAATTCCCGCACCTGCTGCATCTACTACACGACCATGTGTCTTTGCCTTCTTAACTGCACCGTCAAATGACTTGTACAGAGCATCGGCTGAAAGTGATGTGTCACCGTTAAGAATAAGATCTTCGATGTCATTTCCAGCTTGTGTTGCCATCATACGTGCAATATGATCTTCAAGATCTGCACCTTCGATGTTGTCTTCTAGAGACTCAGTTGAAAGTTCCCAGTCCATGCGGAGCTTCTTTGTTGTGAGAGAGATCTTTGAGAATGTTACACCCTGGTTTACAGCTGTGTTTTCTCCTTCGGATGCAAGCTTTACAAGCTTTTCTCCTACTGACATGCGATCAATTTCTGTTGTGTCAGATTTCATACGAACCGTACGTGCAACCTTACCAATTACGGTAGCATCGAACATATAGTCCAAGAATCTTGCTGATTGTTCTGGGTTTAGAAGTCCACCGTTGCCATTTTCTGAAGCAACATGAACGCCTGAACCACCTGTTGAAGAACCGAACCCAGTTGATACTGTTGTACCAGCTGCTGCGGCCTTTTCTAATAATTCATTACTCATTTTTATTTCACCTACCTTATTTTAGTTAAAGATTTCATTTACGGAACCGAGGAAAGCTCCTGACCATTTTGATTTGGATTTGGTAAACACCTCAGACCCGCCAAGGTCAGAGGACTTCTTAATTGCGGTATCGCCTTCTACGGCATCAACCTGCTTTTGAACACCATCAATGGTGCCCTTTATCTCTGTCACAGCAGCACTAAGTGCGCTGTGCTTTTCTGCCAACTCAGAAATTCTATCGTCGACGCTCTTGCTGAAAGCTTCTACAGATGTTTTAATTTCTGTAACTTGTGCAGCATTTGCTTCTGTAGCTTTTGTGAGTGTCTCTGCGAAAAAGCCTTTTAGATCGCCTAACATTTTTGCAAAATCAGGTTCATCAACCATAACTTCTACTGTATCGGCTGCTTTTTCAACGTTGTCGGCAGAGGCTTCTTCAGTTGCAACTTCTGCAACCTCGGATGATTTGTCAAAAAGATCGACATTTGCTTCATCTGCTGCTGGAGCTTCTACGGCTACGGCTTCAGTTGATTCGATTGTTGCTTCTGCTGTTAAAGCTTTTTCAACATTATCAATGTTTGTATCTGACATTTTATTACCTCCTTCTACGTTTGCCTGTTTTGCTAATTGTGTTTCAGGCAACGGTAATCTTGACTTCTTGAATGAAGCAAGAATCTTATCTATCTCTTTTGACTTATTGATATCTGAACTTTCTACCCAACCGATTAGCGCAGCTGGTTTTCCAGATATAGGTGAATCAAAAGTTTTTTCTGTGGACATAAACACTGAGTCGCTGTCTTCGCAATAAAAAATATTTTCTGTTACTACATTTGCAGCAAGGCCTTTGTAAATCATCTGTCCGTTAACCTTTTCGATTGACAAAATATTACATAGCTCGTTTGCTGGTGAGTCAACAATTGAAAGCTCAACTAGATCATAATCCTTGATAAATCTAACTGCTTCTCCTGTTGCCTTGTTAACTTCGTTGTCTGACTCTTTAATCTTTCCGCCGATTGAAAAACCAGAAAGAGTGCCATCAAGAACTTTTTCCCAAGTATCTTGTGCACCCTTTGAAATGTATGAAGTTACATAAACGCCATTGTAAAAAGTTTGAGACTTTTGATCGTAGTAGGTTTCTGGTTTGAATGAAACAACTTTACCTACTGCATTCGACTGATGCATCTCACGGAGATTTCCTCTGAAGTTTTCAAAAGCTTTTACGCTTGCCTCTGCTGTGACTACATCGCCTGTCTGGTCAACATTGTCTAATGTTGCAAAACCAGATACAGTTCTATTTTCTCGATTGACCTTAGTAAACGGAATCGACAAATGTAGATTTTCGCCATTACTAGACCAATGGCCTTTTTCAATGTTCATATGCTTAATTTTAGTGGTTTATCTACTATAACGCAAATAACAGTTGATTAAACTTATTTGACTTTTGGACCATCGCCCTTGGGGTTTCTGGCCTCTCCGCTTTTATCTGGGGCATTGGCTGATCTTTGTTGATCTCGCTTTTTATTTCCAGTGGATTTTGCTTTCTGGTCAGCCACCTGCTGTGGCTTTAAATCTACCATTTCGTCCCCGCCGTCAACCGTTGTCATATTCTTTCTAATACGAACTTCGTTTGGAGTTATTACCTGCATTCTTAAATAAATTTCATCAATACGGCTTTGGGTCTCTTCATCAGTAAGACTGAGCTCGTTGAATTTTAATTGTACGACATCTGTCTTTTCTGCAATTAAATAATTTAATTTCTTTTCAAGTCTATCCTGTGAAGGTCGACAAACCTGTTCTTTAAATGTCTTGTCCGCATCTCTGGCAGCTGCTAGGTTAATCCCCTCTGGGATACCTATCTTGCTAATTGGAACACGGTGAGCCAAAAGAATTTCATCTCTATTAGACTTACGATAAATATTAAATGAAGACTCTTGCTCTCCTGCTTCAATTGGCTCCATCTTAAATTCTGTTTTTGAATCTGGAGTATCCGCTGGAAGTGGGATATAAAGGGATCTGTGATTCTTGCCTTTTAGTCCAACCTGGAAAAATTCAAGCAATTTTCTTTCTGACTCTGGTGAAAGCTTTGCTCCTTTTACTGTAATAATATATCTTGGGACCGCCTTGTTTTCAAAGTAGTCTAAGTTGTATCTTCCAGCAAATTCGTTTCCTGCCAGCGCTTGTTGTGCTGCAATAATATCTGGGACTCCGTAGTAGTTATTCATTGGAGTGTATTTCTTTAAATGTATAATTTCATTTGGTCGATCTTCTTGACCAGCAATTGGGCTTGGTGTTTCAAGGTCTCCAAAATTTCGGAAGTAAACCGCCTTGCCATAAAGCAATTGAATAAATCCATCACGTAATCTGCGTACACGCATTGTCTTGGCTGGTATGTGGCCTATGTAGCCTATGTCCCCAGCAGTTGTACGTCCAATCTCTATGTAGCCGTTTCCAGTCGCCTCAAGGTCTGTGTAGGCCTTTATAAGGGTCTCTGTAAACGACTCCTCTTCGTTACAATCATCAAGCCAGCGATCTAGCTGTGTTTTAATTCTATCAATTTTTGCACGTGCTCTGTCGACCTGCTTTTGATCGGTTATGGCATCCATTGCATCTTTTGCTTTTGATGTCTCCGTAAACATATATCCTAGACCAACAATATTAGAAACCTTTGCATTAATTGCTGCGTAATTGTATGTTGAAACTTCATATATTTTTGAAAGATATTCTAAATTATAAGTTGGCTCGACAAGGTCAAATAAAGCATATCCGCTAATTGCTTGCTGCAAAAGGTTTTGTTGTGTTCCTGCGCCGTCGACTCCTACAAAAGCCTTTGAAAAATCACGATTAATTTTGCGCTTAAAGTTTGTGCCAAGGCCTCTAAGTTTTTTAATTTCCTCTAAGCCTATTTTAAATGGGTCTTCTGACTCTTCTGCTTTTTGAAAATGAAACCAGTCAGATGTATTTGAAATGTCAATTGTATTGGAAGAGTTGTCGTCTTCTAAAACTTCTATGTTGCGTGTCATTGTACTTTACCACCTCTTGATACGGAGTCTTTATAGATTCCTATGTCGTATGGATCTGGGGGAAGTCCCCATCTAAGTCTTTGTTCTTGCTCTTCAAGCTCTTCGTCATTGATCTTTCTTCTCCCAGAAAGAAATTTAGGCTGGCCCTCATGAATACCGTATGAGCGAACTTCTCTAGCCAAAGCATCGATTCTGGATCTATTGCCTTTGATTGATGTGATCGAAAGAAAATTGCCATCATCATCCCCAATCCATCTGCCATCAGGCATTTCCCACACATAGATTCCTAGGGTTGTCTCTTCAACAATCCTGGTATTTTTATTTAAGATATCCATAGACCACAATCATACCATTATATAAGACCAAAGTCCAGATTTGTGACAAAGAAATGCAATATTTAAAGGCTTATTGACAAAGACTCTACAGAAGTCAATGTG